GAGATTAAGATCATGGCACGTTACGAATTGGACACCAAAATTTACACAGACTTCGCGGCCTGTGAGGCGGACATTGATTGCGATGTTGACGTGTGGCATGCGGCGGCAAAGGCATATTGGGCGGAAGAGGCTAAAGCCAAGGCGGCGTGGGATGCGATCCCAGAGGGCGATGCCAAGGACAGCGCCTATGACAACGCCGAACAGATGATGTGTGACTGGGAGTTCAGCTTCAAAAACCGACTGGCGTGGTATAAGGCCGCCGTTGCAAGTTACGCATGATGGACTGACCGAAAATTTCATGCTACATTGCCGCCACCCAGAACATGGAGTGGCGGTTATGCTTTTTAATATGACTGATGAACTGTTTGACGAGATCTGTGAGCGGATGGTGAATGGCGAGAGCGTCCGATCAATCTGCAAGGATGATCACATGCCAGCTATTAGCACTTTGATGAAGATTTTGAGGACAAACCCCAATCGAACATCACAATACGCGCTCGCCATGCAAATGCGGGCCGATGCGATGTTCGAGGAGACGCTCAACATCGCGGATGACGGCAGCAACGATTACATGCTGAAAAACGCGGATGACCCGACATCGTTTGCCCTGAACGGCGAGCATGTGCAGCGCAGCAAGCTGCGGGTTGACACGCGCAAGTGGGCGATGGGCCGCATGAACCCCAAGAAATACGGCGAGAAAACCTTCATCGGCGGCGTTGAAGATGCGCCCATCAAGGTGCAAAATACCATCGACGTGTCGCGTCTGTCCCTTGAGGAGTTGGATATGCTGGAGAAAGTGCTGTCCAGTGTCAGTGATTAAGCTGCCCTTCGCTGTGGATGCGGTGGCGCAGCGCAAGATCATCGAGAAGCGGAAGTGCGAGCTGTCTCTGGCCCAGTTTGTCAGGGCGGCGTGGCATGTGATTGAACCAGAACAGCCGTATGTCCACGGCTGGCACATTGATTTCATCTGCGCTCACCTTGAGGCCATCACGCGCGGCGAGATTATGGATGACGGCACCTATTACAATCGCCTACTGATTAACGTCCCGCCAGGCACCATGAAGTCCCTGCTTGTCGGGGTGTTCTGGCCTGCGTGGGAGTGGGGGCCGCAGAACATGTCGTCGATGCGGTACGTCTGCGCCTCGCACTCTCTGGAACTTGCCCTGCGTGACAGTTTGCGCATGAGGCGACTGGTCAGCAGTGAGTGGTATCAGGGCCACTGGGGCGACCGCGTGAAACTGGTGGGCGACCAGAACGCCAAGGGCAAGTTCGAGACAACGGCCACGGGATCGCGTCAGGCTTGCGCATTTACTGGCATCACGGGTTACCGTGGCGACCGCGTGATCGTGGACGACCCTCATTCTGTGGACGATGCGAACTCGGATGCTAAGCGCCAAACCGTCACGCAGTTGTTCAAGGAAGCCGTGACATCACGCCTCAACAACCCCGACAAGTCGGCCCTCGTGGTGGTGAAGCAGCGCCTGCACGAACTGGACGTGTCTGGCGTGATCCTTGACGCGGGCGGCATGGGCTATGACCACATCATGCTGCCGATGCGGTACGACCCCCTGCGGGCGCAGCCGACGATGCTGGGCTACGAAGACCCCCGCGAAGAGGATGGCGAACTGCTGTTCCCCGACCGCTTCCCTGAGCATGTGGTTGACCGCGACGAGGCCGCCATGGGGCCATACGCGACCGCTGGGCAGTACGCGCAAAGCCCTGAGCCTCGCGGCGGCGGCATCGTCCAAGACTCGTGGTGGCAACTGTGGGATCGGCCTGAGTATCCACCCATTGAGTACATCGTGGCATCGCTGGACACCGCCTACACCATCAAGGCCGAGAATGACCCCAGTGCGCTGACGATCTGGGGCGTGTTCGGGGGTAGCTCGGACTCTGCGGCGACGAGGATGGTTGACCGATATGGCAGGCCGATGGACGTGACCCGCAGCTTCCAGTCCTCGTCCCTCGGCCCTGTGCCGAAGGCGATGATGATGTATGCGTGGCAGGACAAGCTAGAAGTCCATGACCTGACCGAGAAGGTGGCCGACATCTGCAAGAGGATGAAGGTTGACGTGCTGCTGATCGAGAACAAGGCGGCGGGTCACTCGGTGGCGCAGGAGATACGGCGGCTGTTCGGCAACGAGGACTTCGTTGTCCAGATGTACGACCCCAAGACCCTCGACAAGGTGGCCCGCCTGTACTCGGTGCAGCACATCTTCAGTGAGGGCATGGTGTACGCCCCCAACAAGGACTGGGCCGAGATGGTGATCAGGCAGACCTCGTCCTTCCCCCGTGGCAAACACGACGATCTTGTCGATACCGTAAGTATGGCCTTGAAACATCTGCGAGATGTGGGTATGCTCACACGAGCCGCAGAACGAATGGCTGAAATCGAGAGCGACAAGCAGTTCCACGGAAATGGAGACGTGCCGCTCTACAACGCATGAGGATTAAAATGACTGATGACGAGAAGAAAACAGAACTGACGATGAAGGTATCTATGCTTGTGACCAAGACGTGTCTCACCTTGGAACTTGCGCCGTACGATGCAATTGAGGTGCTGGCTAGGGTTATGACGATTTTGGCGGTCACTTCCGCAAAGGAGGGGCGCGAGGCTGATGTCATGCTTGATGTCTTTGCCATGATCTGGGAAATCGCCACTGAAGTAATTGAAGCAAAGCGCGGGGAGGATGAAGATGAGAGTTCTATGCAACGCAGTCATTGATGGCGAGGTTGTGACCGTGGTTGGCGTGGGCCAGCACAGCGGGATCACCCGCACATATGAGGTCAAAGGTGAGGACGAGACGGCAACAGCCATGGAAGGTATCCGCCGCTTCGTTGAGGAATTCCAGAATGGAGATGTGGAATAATGGAACTCTGGATGGTTGCCGCGCAGTTGCTTTACCTGATCCCCGTAATCTGGTTCATCAACGATTTTGATTTTGTTGTTGAATCTGTCTATGAAACATTCCCCACCATGAAGGGGAACCATGTTTCCGTTGCAATCTTGGTCATCCTATTCTGGCCTATCACCGCTATTGTTGGCATCCTGTTCGGGGGTGACAAATGAAGTTCACCATAGAGCATGCACAAAAAGTGGCGGCAAAGCTGTACGGCGAGCCGCAGGCAAAGTGCGCCCCAGACTGTAAGGCGTGTGATGCGCTTGAAGAGGAGTGGGAATGCAACGTCAGCCAAGTTCTGGCCGCCCTGAAGGTATTGGAGGATGACGAATGATCTGGAACCCGTGGAAGAAAATCCGTCAGCTTGAGGAACGCATCAAGCATGAGATGGATTGCGCTGATAAGTTTATGGAGCTTTCTGTGGATTTCTCTAACAAGTTATCCCGCGCCAACGATGCCCTAAATAACATCGCCGCAGAGGAAAATCCCAGCAGTAGCGGGGTCGTAAAGCGTATGGCCGCAATGGCGCGGGAGGGGCTGAAGCAATGATCATCAACGGCTCAGACCTTCTGCAGCGCGCCCCGATCAAGGACATGATCAACGAGAAACGCCGCGAACACGGCGTGTCTTGGGGTCTCTCAGAGGCGGGGTACGATATTCGCGTGAAGCAGGATATTGTTTTCTACAAGCCAAATAATAAAGAATACCTGTCAGGGGTAATTGTAGACGGTAAATTTTCACAAGGGGACTTCACCATTGCCAGTGCCATCGAAGAGTTCCAAATGCCACACAATCTGGTGGGCATTGTCCACGACAAATCAACTTGGGCGCGTCAGGGTTTGTCAGTCTTCAACACGGTGATCGAGAACGGTTGGTGCGGGTGGCTGACACTTGAGCTTTTGTACCACGGGCGCGATGGGCTGCACATTCCAGCGGGCGCGGGCATCGCTCAGGTGATCTTCCACGAGACATCCAGATTTGCATCGTACGATGGAAAGTATATGAACCAGCCTGACCGACCCGTGGAGGCCATCGCGCGTTGATATTCGTGGCTGCGTCTGCTAATGTAGGCGCAGCCATTACCTTTGAGGGAATACAATGTCAGGCTTGAACCCGAATATTCGCATACTTGATGATGAGGCGGATGCCGCCATTGGCCCGATGGACGTGACCGTTGAGCATGACGATACCGAGCCTGATGACATTCCTGAAATCTCGCAGGATGGTGCCATCCTCAAGATCGAACACGGCGATGGGTCAATCACGCTGTCACTGGACGGCAAGCCAATCAAAGACCCCGACAACGAAAAGACACCGCCAGAGGGCTGGTTTGACAACCTCGTTGACGAGATTGATGACATCGAACTCCAGAACATTGCGGATGACCTGATCCGTGGCGTGTCCGATGACCTTGAGAGCCGCAGCGAGTGGATCGAAGACCGCGCCCAAGGCATCAAGCTTCTGGGCCTCAAGATCGAGATACCTGGCCTGAATGGCGCTGCTGATGGTGCGCCCGTAGAAGGCATGTCGAAGGTGCGCCACCCGCTGCTGCAGGAGGCTGTGCTGCGCTTCCAAGCCAACGCGCGATCCGAACTGTTGCCCACCGATGGCCCCGTCAAAATCCGCGATGACGCAAATGGCAGCACCACACAGCGCGACGAGATTGCAAATGCCCTTGAGAAGGACATGAACCACTACCTGACCAGCACGGCGCGCGAATACTACCCCGACACAGACCGCATGCTGCTGATGCTGGGCTTCGGTGGTACATCGTTCAAGAAGGTGTATTTCTGCCCGCTGCGCAACCGCCCCGTCAGCGAGAGCGTGGATGCCGACAACCTGATCGTGAACAGCGCCGCCACCGACCTGTCAAACGCCAAGCGCGTCACGCACCGTGTGTTCATGCGGCCCAGCACGGTCACGCGCCTGCAGATCATTGGCATCTACAGCGACACCGAATTGGAGACGCCCAACGAGGTCACGCCAGATGCCGCTCAGGATGCTAAGAGTGCGCAGCAGGGCGTCACCGCCACATCGTCCAACCCAGATGACCGCGACCGCGAGATTTACGAGGTCTACTGTGAACTGGACATCAAGGGGTATGAACACAAGTACAAGGGCAAGGTTACTGGCCTCGAAATCCCGTACCGTGTCACCATCGACGTGTCTTCGCGCAAGATCCTGTCAATCACCCGCAACTTCGATCAGGACACCGCCGACCTGCCAGAGGCCCGCACAAACTTCGTGAAATACACCTTCGTGCCAGGGCTGGGCTTCTATGACATCGGCCTGCTGCACATCTTGGGTAACACCACCAACGCCATTACCGCAGCATGGCGCGAACTGCTTGACGCTGGCATGTACGCCAACTTCCCAGGCTTCCTGATCTCCGACACAGGATCACGCCAGAACACCAACATCTTCCGCATCCCTCCAGGTGGGTCGGCCCAGATCAAGACGGGTGGCATGCCCATCAATCAGGCCATCATGCCCCTGCCGTACAAGGAGCCATCGGGCGCTCTGATGGCGCTGGTGGAGAACATGTCCCAGACTGGTATGCGTGTGGGCGGCACCTCGGAGGCTCAGGTTGGCGAAGGCCGCGCAGACGCCCCTGTTGGCACCACGCTGGCCATGATCGATCAGGCCACCAAGATTATGAACGCCGTCCACAAGCGGATGCACAGCGCGCAGGCTGAGGAGTTCTCGCTGCTGCTGAAGTGTTTCCGCGAACATCCCGAAAGCTTCTGGCAGCGCAACCGCAAGCCCACCGTCCAGTGGAACGAGGACTTGTTTATTCAGGCCATCAACGATGTGGAATTGGTGCCGCAGGCTGACCCCAACACGTCCAGCCATGCCCAGCGCGTGATGAAGATCATGGCGCTGAAGCAGTTGCAGGCTGCAAACCCGCAGATGTACGACGAGGAAGCCATCGACAAGGCAGCCTTGCGCGCCATCGGCTGGTCGAACCCTGAGCAGTTCCTGAAGCCTCAACAGGCCAAGCAGCCGCCGCCTGAGTTCCTGAAGGGCGTTGAGGAGATCAAGATCGCCCACCAGAAGGCTGACGCTGACACGCTGCGCGCCCAAGCCACGATGCTGTCTGCGCAGTCACGCTCTGGAGCGCCGCAGGGGCCACAAGGGCCGCAGGCAGACCCATCTAAGATGGTGGCCGAGCAGAACAAGGCCCGCCAAATGGAGTTCTCCATGAAGCGCGATGAGATGAACGACCAGAACCGCGACCTTGACCGCGAGAAGGACTTGCGCATCGAACAGATGCGGATGGATCGTGAGCAGATGAATGACGCTGTTCGGATGCAGCATGAACGTGATATGCAGGAACGTGACCACGCCCAAGAGGCGGTCAAACTGGCGATGCAGATCAAGAAGCAGGGGCAGTAAATGGACAGAGACAAGGCAATCCGCGCGGCGAAGCTGACCGCAAAGCAGGTGAGTTCTCACAAGGCTGCAGACCGTGTCGCGGAATTGCTGCGTCAGGGGCGGGCCAAGGAGGTCACCGACGATCTGATGGCGCAGGCAGACCCGCAACGCCTTCACCACCACTACACCATTGGCAATACTGGTGTGGATATGCCGATGGACGAGGCCAGCCGCATGCAGCGGGCGCGGCAGATGGGCTTTGATACAGGGAACAAGCTTTATCACGGGACGGACAGGGCTTTTTCAGCGTTTGATCCCAAGAAATTTGGCGAGAAAGACCAAGGATGGTATGGTCGAGGTGTAACAACTGACACTGACCCAGAAGTGGCAGAGGCATACGCAAACTATCACGAACCTGAACAGGGTCAAAACATAATCCCAACATTTTCAAGAGGCCGTCACATTGATTGGCCGAGCGCAAACCAACCCTTTGGAAACCCCAGAGAATCAGCGCAAGGCACCAAGGATATGCAGGCGCTAGGCTATTCTGGTTCGCGCATGACAAATGACCGAGATTTGTATGGCAACACGCCAGACTTTGGTTCTGAGCAGGTCACATTTGATCCAAAGGATGTCCGTTCGCAATTTGCCCGCTTCGACCCGCGCCTGAGCCACCTGTCGCACCTTAACGCATCCACTGGCGGCGCGATGGAACTTGCCCGCCACGCCACGGCGGTGGGCCGAGCGGGTGGCCAAGTCTCACCGTCCAAATATCGGCCTGATGTCCCACGCGCCGTCCATGCTGATGGTGGCAAGGTGGCATTCCAGCAAGGTAACCACCCAGACGTTCCTGATGTGGTTTACCACGGTACTAATCGGGACATTCAGTCTTTTGACCCAAA